GCGCGGAATGAAGGGTGTTTTCATACCAGCGTGAATTGCTGTGAACGCAGCGTGACGCACTCGAAACCCGGCCCTGGCGCCGGGTTTTTTATTGCGTTGTCAGGTCTGGCGCGGCATCATCAGGCCCCCGTCTGACTCGATGTTTTCCTTCCTTGGCTTTCAGCGAGATGGACGGGAGGCCCGGAAGATCCCCTCTCCCGGGCCTTTTAGTTTCCGAAGGTCGAAACTCGGTAGACGGCAGTCTCACCTGCCACATCGGGCTGTAAGCAAAGTGACGGGTTACCGACCCACAAGGCCTTCACCCTTTGCGATAACCAATCAATGCAGGTGGAGCGCAGGATGCGCACGGGGTAGTGGCCCCTATCCACCCGCACCTATTTCAGAGCCCAGCCATAGCGCTGGGCTCTTTCATTTCCGCCGCAAGGCAAGCCAACACGCAGCTAGGCCCGTACAGCCGAAAGGCGGATGTCCGCTCATCCGTCCGCCCCGCTGCGCTCCTTTTTTCAGGTGAACGGAGCGGATCAGATGAATGAGATTGATCTTGATGAGGCCAGCCTGCGTGACCTGGTGATGGTCAATGACGGCCAGGTTGTAACGACATCGCTGAAGGTGGCCGAGCGTTTCGGAAAGCGGCACGACAACGTGATCAAGGCGATCCGCGGCCTCGATTGCTCGCCAGAGTTTCATGCCCTCAATTTTGAGGAGATGACTGTGGATGTCGACATCGGCAAAGGGGCCAGGCGGAAATCTCCAGCGTTTCGCATAACTAGAGATGGCTTTGCGTTCTTGTGCATGGGCTTCACCGGCAAGGAGGCGGCCAAATGGAAAGAGGCTTACATCCGTGCCTTCAACTGGATGGCAGAGCAACTGTTCAAGCGCTCGATGGACTTTGCCACCCTGCGTAACGAGCTGATGTCGGAGTACCGACAGGAGAAAGGGATTGCCAGCCTGGCCGGCAAGACCTTGCGCCGATGGCAGGTCAAGGCACCCGTCATCGAACAGAAGATCATCGAGGTCGAGCGCGAAGGGCAACTGCAGTTGTTTCACGCCTGATCCATCCGGAACCTACCCCGACGAACGAAAGCCCGCCACTGAGCGGGCTTCGTCGTTTTAGAACCCCTGCGAGGGGCAGAGACTATGAAAATGCCAGAACGCCCTGAAACTTGGGCTGCGCTGCTTGCGTGGCTGTCTGCGCACTATCCGCAGCTGTACGCCGCCGGCCTGTCCTTCGTGGTCGCGCTGACCCGGGTGATCTACGGCGGCGGAACGCGGCGCCAGGCGCTGCTCGAGGCAACGCTCTGCACCCTGATCACCTTGGGCCTGATTCCTGTCCTTGAGTGGTTTGGCCTTCCGCAGAACATGGCTACTGCTGCCGGGGTGTTCACCGGTTTCCTGGGTGTGAAGAAGATCGCCGAGTTCGCTGATCGGATCGCCGACTGGAAGTTTCCGCGCCGGGGGGCTGGCGAATGAAGATCACCGCCGATCAACTCGACCGCGCTACCGGCTGCGGTGCTGCTACTGCCTCGACCTGGGTCGAACACATCAATGGCGCCCTGGCTCGGTTCGAGATCAGCACGCCCGAGCGTGTGGCGATGTTCCTGGCTCAGGTCGGGCACGAAAGCCAGAGTCTGCGCCGATTGGTCGAGAACCTGAACTACTCCGCAGAGGGGCTGCTCAAGACCTGGCCGAAGCGGTTCACGCCGGCAGAGGCGAAGCAGTACGCACGCCAGCCTGAGCGCATCGCGAACCGCGTCTACGCAAACCGGATGGGCAACGGGTCGCCAGACTCGGGCGATGGGTATCGATACCGTGGCCGCGGCCTGATCATGATCACCGGACACGACAACTACGCCGAAGCTGCACGCGCCCTGGCGCTGCCACTGGTAGCGCAACCGGAACTGCTGGAGCAACGGACCTGGGCAGCCATCGCCGCGGCATGGTGGTGGAAGTCGCGGGGTTTAAACGACCTAGCTGACCAAGGCCGATTCGAGCGGATCACTCTGAAGATCAACGGCGGCCACAACGGTGCTGAGGATCGAGTGGCGCGCCTCGAATGGGCGCGCGCAGCGCTGGTGGGTGCGTGATGAGGTGGTCCCCGTGGTTGGTGGTCGCCCTGGTAGCTGCGCTGGTGTTCTGGCGCCTCGATCATGTGACCGCTCAGCGTGATGACTTGCAGGCCGCCGTAGAGCAATCCGCCGAGACGATCACCGCCATGGCCCAGCAGGCCCAGCGCGACGCCCAGGCGCAGGTCCAGACCGATGCCCTGGCCCGCACATATCAAGCAGCACTACAGGCTTCCCATGAAGAAAACCAATTGCGGCGTGCTGCTATCGGCACTGGTGCTCGCGTCGTGTACGTCAAAGCCCGCTGTCCCGCAGACGGAGTGCACCCGGCTCCCGGAGCCTCCGGCAGCGCTGATGCAGGAAGAGCCGTCCTTGCTGCCCCTGATGGACAAGTTGTTTCTGATCTCCGAGCCGGAGTCGAGCGACGCGAACTGATGATCGAGGCGTTGCGTAAGCACATCGCAGGCCTTCCGAGGTATTGCAGAAGATGATCAGCATCAAGCCGGAAGGGTTCCAGCAGCAGCTCGCCGACCTGACTGAGCTTGAGCAGCGGCAGATTCCTTACGCGACAGCCACGGCCCTTACGCGGACCGCGCAAGGGCTGATGGATCGATTGCGCGATGAGATGCGTGTCGTATTCGACCGCCCGACCCCGTACACCCTGAACAGCCTGCGCATGGTGCCAGCCAGGAAAGACCGGCTCGAAGCGCGGGTTTGGTTCAAGGACGAAGCGGACGGTGCGCAGCCTGCATCGGTGTGGATTGCCCCCGAAGTCTACGGTGGGCCGCGTCGGAACAAGCCGGCCGAGCTTCAGCTCAGGGCCAAGGGGATACTGCCCGAAGGTAAGTACGTGGTGCCTGGTGCCGGCGCGGACCTGGATCGCTACGGGAACATCAGGCGCGGCCAGGTCACCAAGGCATTGAGCGGCATCCGCGGCTTCAGCCAGGCCGGGTACAACGCGAACGCTACCGATAGCAGACGGAGCCGAGCGAAGGGTAATGCTCGCCGCTACTTCGTCATGACCCGTAAGGGCCAGCCCATAGGCATTGCTGAGCGCACAGGCCGAGGCCGGGATGCTGTCTCGGTCATCATGGCCTTCGTGTCTCGCCCTTCGTACCGCCGCCGACTGAGCTTCTTCGAGATCGCGCAGCAGTACGCCGACGAGAACCTGCCGCGCGAGTTCGAGGTGGCGATGCGCGGCGTTGCTGCTCGGTTCGCTGCGAGGCGCTGACTGATGCACCAAAGTGGTGCGTCGCGGGTCCTCCCCGGGGTGCCCCCGTCAGAGGGTAATTCGAGCCCCGCGCGCCAAATATGTATGACCTTTTTTCGGAGGTTGGTTGTTGTTTAGTCATGAGCAAAAACGAAACAACCAAACAGCGCGGATGGTTGAACAAGTCCGAGATGGCCTCGAGCCTCGGGATTTCTCCGCAAGCCTTTGATAAATGGGGCGTTCAACCAATCGAGCGAATAGGTCGAGAGGCCTTCTACACGGTGGCGGATGTGGTCGAAAATCGCATCCAGCACGCCGCTCGGAAACAACAACCTGAGGGGGAGCTACCGGAAGGTGTTGATCCCTACGTCGAAGCGAAACTGATGCAGGCGCGGCTCGAACTTACACGCGCTCAAACCTACGCCCAGGAACAGAAGAACCAGGTGAATGACAAGCTCCTGGTCCCCGTCCCATTTGCCACCTACGCGCTGGCCAAGATCGCCGCCAAGATAGGTTCGAAGCTGGAGACGGTCGGAAAGACCGTGAGCCAACGCCACCCAGAGATGGACCCCTTAATCCTGGAAGCCTTCGAGCGGGAGATCGCCCTGGCGCGCAACCTCTCGGCCGACTTCGGCGACGACCTTCCGGGATATCTCGATGAGTACCTTGCAACCCTGGATGAATGACCTGCGCAATGCGGTCAAGCTGGGCTTGCAGGCCATGTTCAAAGACCTGCCGATGACGGCGGTCCAATGGGCCGACGATAACTTCTATATGTCGGCCGAGTCCTCGTACAACGAGGGCGATTGGAAGACGGCCCCGTTCCAGGTCGCGATCCTGAACGCGATGGGCAACGACCTTATCCGGGTGGTCAACTTCGTGAAGTCGGCCAGGATCGGCTACACGAAGCTGCTGATGGCCAACATCGGCTACAAGATCCAGCACAAGCGCCGCAACATCATGATGTGGAGCCCGACGGACCCGGATGCCGAGTCCATCAGCAAGAAGCACGTGATGGGGATGGTGCGCGACGTCGACGTGATGCTGGCCCTCGCGCCCTGGTATGGCAAGAAGCACAGCGACAACACCCTGGACAACAAGGTGTTCTCGAACCGGCGGAACCTCTGGATTCTCGGCGGGAAGGCCGCCAGGAACTACCGCGAGAAATCGCCCGACGAGGTGATCTACGACGAGTTGTCGAAGTTCGACGCTGACGTCGAGGGGGAGGGCTCGCCGACCTTCCTCGGCGACAAGCGCTTGGACGGTGCGATCTACCCGAAGTCCATCCGCGGCTCGACGCCCAAGACGGCTGGTAGCTGCCAGATCACCAAGGCGGCCGAGGAGTCGCCCTACCGGCTGCACTTCCACGTCGCCTGTCCGCATTGCCACCAAGAGCAGTCCCTGAAGTGGGGCGGCAAGGATTGCGCATTCGGTCTGAAGTGGCGGAAGAACGCGCTGGGCGAGGCCGAGGAGGCCTGGTACTCCTGCGAGCACTGCAATGCCTGCTTCATCCATCGCGACATGGTGGCAGCCCAGGAGAACGGGCGCTGGATCTGTTCGGAGACCGGCATCTGGACGCGCGACAGCATGGACTGGTTCGGCCCGGACAACGAGCCGATCCGCACGCCGCGCTCGGTCAGCTTCTACTGCTGGGCCATCTACAGCACCTGGAAAGACTGGGTGTCGCTGGCTGATGAGTGGCTCAAGGTCAAAGGCGACCGCGAGAAGCTGATCGCCTTCATCAACACCACGCGCGGCGAGGTGTGGGAGGAAGACCAGGGCGAGCGTGTGGAGTGGCAGACGCTCTACGCTCGCCGCGAGAACTACCCGAAGGTGCCACCCCAGGCGCTGGTCCTGATGGGCGGCATCGACACCCAGGACGACCGCTACGAGGGCCGCGTCTGGGCCTTCGGATTGGGCGAGGAGGCCTGGCTGGTGCATCGCTTCATCCTGACCGGCGATCCCGCCAGCGAGGAGTTGCGGCGCAAGGTGGGGTTGGAGATTCACCGGCAGTTCACCCGGGTAGACGGCGTGCCGATGCGTGTCGAGCGGTGGTGCTGGGATGCTGGCGGCCACTATTCCGACGAGGTGGAGGCCGAGAGCATCAAACACGGCGTGCATTGGGTGATCCCGACCTTCGGGGCCAGCGCCTACGGCAAGCCCATCGCGAACTTCCCGAAGCGTCGCAAGCGCAAGGTCTACAAGACTGAACTGGGCACCGATAACGCGAAGGAGCTGATCTACAGCCGCCTGCGCATTGATGTGCCCATCCCGTGGCAACCGACGCCGGGCTGTGTGCACTTCCCGATCGACAGCGACATCTGCGACGAAGACGAACTGAAGCAGATCACCGCCGAGAAGAAGAAGCCGGTGATGGCGAAGGGTGTTCGCGTCCTGCGCTGGGATTCCGGCGGGCGGCGAAACGAGGCGTTGGATTGCTTCGTTTACGCCCTTGCCGCGCTGCGCATCAGCCAGCAACGCTTCGGCCTCGACCTCGACCAGCTGGAGCGCGTGCGCGTTGATCCCGTGCCGGAGCCGGTCGCCCAACAGCAACCTTCGAACGATAACCATGCCAGC